AACTAATGCAGATATTAAATTAGATAGTTGGCGTAACCTTTCATTTAGGTTTGTTGATTCGGCAATGGCAGAACCTAACTCAGCAAACGCAATTGAAGCGGAATCTTTAAAATTAGATAATGCACCTCCTAATGTTTTGGATTGCATTTCCATTCCGCCAAAAAACTTACCGCCTTCGGCAGCAGTCCTTCTTAAAATATCGTTTAAGACTTCAAAAGTTACGCCACCATCCGCTACAAATTTATTAAATGCCTTTCCACTCAATCCGGTTTGTTCTTGCAACATTTCAAATACCGGAATACCTCTGCTTGCAAGTTGTCGTAAATCCTGTGTAAATGCAACGCCAACAGTCCTTGCTTGACCCAGAATTAAAGATATATCATTTATGTTAGTTCCAGTTGCAGCTGCAATGTCGCCAAGGTATTGCAATGAATCTAATGCTTCATTTGCGCTAAATCCAAAAGCCATCAATTTAGATGATGCCTCGACTAAATCGCCTACCTCAAATGGAGTAGATGCGGCAAAGTTTTTTATTCTTTCAAAAACCGCTGCTCCTTCTTCGGCTGATCCGGTTAAAACTCGTAATCGTGCTTCAAGCTGTTCAAATTCAACTGCACTTGCAACCGCAGCACCGCCAGCACCCAATATTGGCAAAGTCAATGCTTGTGTTAGGTTAGAACCAAGCCTTTCCATATCCTTCCCAAACCGCTGCATTTGCCTTTGTGCAGATTTGAGATTTTTTTGGAAATTCTCAATTCGTAAACCAAGTACAACGTTTAAATCTCTTGTTGCCATATCTTACGCTTGACCGTGATTCTTTCGCATAATTGCATCCATTCTCTTTCGCCACTCAATTTGCTCTTTCGTCAATTCCCTTGCTTTTGGCTTTTCTGTTTTTTCCCAATCAAATTGAATTAAATCGGTCATCTTAATGGTTTTTCCTTTGCCTGAATATGGTTGTAAGCTAATTGTTGCCAACCATCTTGTTTGCTCCCATCGATTGCGAAACTCCAATTGTTTCATTTGATTAAACCCTTTAATCGCATCCATTACATCTCTAAAATCGGCACAATAAAAATCCTCTGCACTCATTCCAATTTGCCCAATAGCGATTTCCCGAATTTGGCCCCAACTCATTACTTCGTGTGCGTCAGGTGCGCTTTTGTTCGGCTCGTTTTCGTTTTTTTTTCTGCTGCTGGCATTGAATTAGAGAATAATTCCATAACTCTATTAATCGCAGCCATATCCTCATCAAATTCATCGCACATTTGCTCGAATGACCATTCAAATGGTTTACCTTCTTTGCGATGGCCATCCCTTAACGCCTCGTATATCAGCTTTAAAGTGTTTTTGTAATTTAACGTTTCCTGACCAAGTTGTAAAATTGAAATGCCCGTTTCCTCTTCGAAGCGAATCAATGTCGCATTTCCAAAAGAAACAGGCACTTCCGTATTGTTTATTTTTGTAAATCTAACCATTTTTATTCCGTGTTTTGTGGTGTGATTAATTAGGCGTTAGTTCCGCGATAAACCGCTCCTGAAATCGTAAAGGTTGCGGATACGGATGTGTTATCTTCAACAGGCGTATTCACTTCCCAAGATGTGCAATATGCAGAAAATGAATAATAGTTATATCCGCTTGTGTTTTCCGTTAAGGTTAATGCCAAAACCGTACCGTTATCTAACGCATCAAATAAAACATCTGGCTGAACATTCGTAGATGTTTCATTATATAACGCTTCAACCGTTAATGTAGCGGATTTTTGTCCGGGTTTATTGGATACCCATCCCGAACTTGGAGAATCCTTTGTTAGGATATTCCTCATTTCTCTTGTGACCGATAAAGTAGCAGATGTTGCTTCGCCTATCGCTGTAGTTCCATCTTTGTAAACTCGGAGGTCTGTACCGTTAATAATATCGTTAACTGCCATTTTGTTATGTTTTTAAATTTTAAAATAATTTTCGTTTACTCTTTTTTGGTATTTGAATTGTTTCTTTTAATTCAATTATTTCCTTTTCTTTTTGGATTATTTTTTCAACCCCGAACGGCAAAATTTCTTCGCAATATCCTTCAGCAATTAACTCTAATGCCTTTTTTTTCATAATGTGCGCCCTGTATCCCTTATACATCATTTTATTGATGCTTGGGTTAAACCAATCTTTTAAAAATAATACTTCCATTATCTTTCGCGTTTTAATCTCAAATCAAAATCCAATGATTTCCAAAATACTCCTACCTCGTCATTATAATCTCCATCGCCCTCGCCTGTAAATCTAATCCTTTGTACTTGATGCCCCTCAACTGTACCAGTATAAAAATCTAATGCAGATCTAACCACATTAGCCAATTGTGTATTCTCATCATATTTTGTAGAATAGCAATCAACCTGAAAGCTAATTACATCTAATCCGCTTACGCCATCCTTTGTTAAAGACGGCTCTTGATTCGTGACCGTATAAACCAAAAAAGGAAATGTCGTATTTTGTGGGGCAGTAATCGGATAAATTCGATAGTGTGCGAGATTATATACGCCACTATTAGCAGATAGCAAACTATAAATAACTTTACCCAATTCATTTGCTGTAGCCATTATTGAATTTTACCGTTTGCAATACTTTTTAATCTTTTTTCGACACCTCTTCGAATTAACGCATAAACAATTCCTTGTGTTTGCCTCAATGCCGCGCCCGTTACCTTGTCACCAAAGGCCCTTGCACTTCCATATATTATATGAGCGTACCAACCATTATTTTTCTTTTCGTTGGGGTTCGGTATATTTTTTTTTCTGTTAAGTAAATTACCTACAACCGCAATTGGTCCTTTTATTTTTGTCTTTACTTCAGAGATAATCTGAATAGAATGCCTTAAGTTGCCAATTCCATATTTTCCGCTAACTCGACCATATCCCTTCCCGGCTCTTTTTTTACCGTTTAGTTTAGGCGTATTATATGTGTATAAAACATTGGATTTCAATTTCTTTGGAGCAAATTTTCTTTCAATGGTGTTATCTCGATTCCTTTGAGTTGCTACTGGTGTTAACTGTTTTGATTTTTCTTTAACCACAACAGCAGCAGGATTTAATATTTTTCTAATCTCTTTAACGTCATCAACCTTGCGAATTAGCAATTCAACATCCTTGTTAAATGAAATTAAATCCGCTTGGCTTAAATGTATCATTAATTTCTACTTTTTGCTTCCATCACCATAAATTGTTTTTCGGGTTCGTATAAAATACGTTCTATATCGTATAATATCGAATCAAAATTAATCCGCATCTTTTCATTAAAATCGGTTCTGTGCCGCACCGTAAACTGTACGTTTGATATTACGGTTTGTTTTGTTACAATTTCCTTTTCATCCGATCCGGATTTTTGATAATCAACCGCACTCCATACCGTTGCAAATGTACTCCAGCTTTCATTCACTTGACCAGAAGCGGTTCTTGTTTCCGTTACGGATTCTAATATGATCCTTTCGGTCATTCTACCAAGTATCTCGTTCTTATTCCAGATCCTCATATACCTACAAATAAATTGTAATTCAATCTATCTAATAAGGATTGCGAAGCCGTGTACCTTTCCTTGACATAATCGCTTCGGTTGTGATACATATCCGATAAAACTAATCTAACTGCTTGTCGAATCGAAGCCGGAACATCTGTTGCCGCATCTCCGTATCCAGCTACATAAGTGACTGTCATTGAGTTAATTTCCGCTAAAATGTCCGGGAATACTTCGCCATATACTGGTGTGATTCGTGCCGCCTTTCGATGGGTATCTACCTTATATAAGGATGAACTCCAAGTTTGTTCCGCTTCGTTCGTGTCGGTGTAAATTATACTGGTTACGGATTGAACTGGATGTATCGTTAAATATAAGGTAGGAAATAAATCGTTTATTTTTGGCTTCGGAATTTTGTCGAAAACCTCTTGAATAGTTTGAGTAATGAATTTTTGACCCAAATAATTTTCGCAGTAGTCAGTAGCTGAACTAACCAAATCAGAAATAAGCGTGTCATCGGCAGATGTATCTATTTTTAAATAATTTTTAGCTTCTGATGTTGTCAGAATAGGAGTAGAAGGACCAGATGTAACCTTGACGTAACCCATTATTTTGTTTTACGAGTAGTTCGTTTTTTTGCCGTGTTAGTAGCTGATTCCGCTTCTGTACTTGTTTTGGATTCGACTTTTTGCGATTCTACCAAAACTGCAAATCCATCTTTTATCAATTTTTCACCCAAATCTTTAGGTACAAGGCCCGAATGGCCAGCATTATAAGCCATTCGGTACTTGCCTGTAGGTGATTTGATAAATTTGATTTTTATCAATTCAGCCATTAATATGGTTTTTTAAGTGTAATTCGATGAGTATAAATAGCAGATTGAGTTCCAGATCCTGTAATGATAATTCTCTGCCTTACACCATAAACATCACCATACATATCGGTAATCTCACCATTAGCATCGACAGAATCCGTTGCAATTGTATACCATTCATCTCCGCTCAATGCGTTAGATTCTTGTACCGTTAAAGTCAAATCAATTGTACCAGATTCTTGCACACCTTTAACTGTGTGATTGTACTTCCAAAAAGAATACAACAAAGGACTAATTGTGATAGTGTCGGCCTCTGTATCTGTAATGGTATCAGAAGCAGTAGTTCTGTAAATCTCATACCCGGCATCAAATTCGGAATTTCTTGCCGCAGCAAAGATTAGGGATGCAGCCAAAACGACTGCACCACCAAATAACATTAATTTATTCATCTCTTTATTCATTTTTTAATTAAATTCCTTGAACAACTGAAGCATCTTTCATCGCTGAAAATGATGCTGCGTGCCTTACCGCTACATCCCACCAGCTATTAACCACCAATGTAACAAGGGCGTTTTTCGCGCTCGTGTAAGGATCTATTACTAAATCAATTCCTGCCCATTGGCCTACGATTAATTCAGACCAATTTCCAAATATAATCGCGTGAAGGCTGCTTCCGTTTCCTTTGGTTAAATCAGAAGGTACTAAAGTTGAAACTCTGGCTCTGTAACCGTTCAATTGCCCTTCGCCAGCAACTGCACCATCAACGAAAATAAATTGCGCAGTATTGTTCGCCTTCTCAGCTGTTTTCAAGTAACCTCTTACGCCCGGAGTAGTAAGATATGCCAAGTTACCGAAATCCGCATTTGCGCTTGCGACATCAGTTTCTAATTCTATAATATTCGCAAATGTTGGGTTTGCTCCATCAGTACCTCCAGCAACATCTCCAATTCCTGTTACATTAAGAATACCTTCAGGTTGGTTACTTGATCCGCTACCATTGATAGCAGCAGTATCAACAGCGTTTGCGATAGCAATTGATAATCTCTGTCTAATCATATTCTCAACATCAATGGTAGATTGAACCATTAACTGCTTTGAAATATCCGTAAATGCTCCCAATCTGTTTGGCGACATTTGAATTCTGTCAAAAGTTGGAGAGGTTTCATCATTAGCCGTGTTTTCTCCTTCCCAAACAGCCGTAGCAGCAGCATCATTTCGTGGGAAATCGATATTGCTGGTTAATCCAGTTAAATAGGTAGCACCTAATGATTCCGTTACTAACCTCGGATCTAAAAACGGAATTAATGCACCTACTTCAGTTTGGATTGTGAATCCACCTTGGGTAGTAGTTCCAGCCGTCATATCCCTCTTTGTACCCGGAGTTCTCATCAACATTTTGGGAATGGTTAGGTTTCCGTTTGGACTAACTCCCGCTGCTCTTGCTTCGGCAACACCTTCTTGGTGCATTTCGGCTGCAATTCCTTCCAATCTTCTTCCTTCAACTAATTGAGTGATTGCACCGTCTTTTCCGGTCAATCTAAACTCAGTAGCAATCTTTTCTTCTTCAGTCTTTTTGCTAACGTTTCTTCTCGCATCCTCATTAGATTTTCTTTTCGCTTCTTCGTTGGCTTTTCTCAATTCTTCCGCCTCGATAAAAGATTCGCGCTCGATAGATTTATTCAAATCTTCGGCTCTTTTGCTCAATTCATCCCACTTGTTGTTCATCTCTTCGGTAAACTCGTTACCACCAGCTGATCTGTGTAGTGCTGTCATTTGGTCCAGCACTTCAGTCCTTGCCTGACGTAATTCATCAGATTTTTTCATAATTAATTAGAATTTAATTTAAGTAAATATAAATCACGTTGCTTAACCGCATCCGTGCTGGAATTTTCTTCCTTTAATTCTTTATTTTTTAGTTCATCAATTTTTCGTGCCTGTACGCTTGTAGATTCATAAGCCGGAAATGTAACCGGAGCAACATCATATAGCTTCTTAATTTTCTTGATTGTACGGTAAACGGTATCGCCTTCTTTTCGGTATTCGTCATCCTCAATGGTAAAAGCAAATGAGGATTGAGATATATCGCCTCTTTTAATGGATTCATACATATCGCGGCCAAATTGAGTATCTGGCATATCTACTTCGTACATTAATCCTTTCTCGTCCACGCTCAATCTTAAGGTATTAGCAGAAGTTCTGCCTAAAACAAAATTACTATCGTGGTTAAATAAAGCCCTAACATCGCTCATATCGGTATCAGAAAACGCATCCCTATCAATGTATTCGATGAAACCACCCAAATCTCCGCTCCTTTGATCAAAAGTAGCCGCATATCCGCGAATGGTGCGTTTTTCGTCATCATTCATTGCTCTTAATTCTAAACCTAATGTCCTTATTTCTTTTTCCATTATTCTGGATTTACGTTTTCTTTTGAATTTGAGGCCAAAGGCATTCCGTATTCATCGCCACCTTCGTACCCGTTCATTCCTTCCTTTTTTCTAATCTCATTTGGGTTAAAGGCCCTAATATTATACATAGTTTGGTATAATCGCGCTCTCGAATCGGTATCGCCCTGTAACAACCCATCCAAATCAAATTTTACAAAGGTTTTACCCCATTCGGATTTTGGAAACAATTTTGAATTAAATTCGGATTCGATTCGCTTACACCAGCTTCTCAAGGTGTATTGAACGAACATCCGATTGAGTAGTTCTGAATTACCAAAGGTTTCGGATTGGCCTAACAGCGTAACCGGTACACCCGTAATGTTGCTAATATCTGTAATTGTTAGCCTTCTGGATTCTATGTCGTTGGCATCAACCCCTTTTCCTGTCGTTTTATATTTCACACCATTTGATAGTAGCGCAGTTTTTCCGCTGTTATCAGGACCTTGATAATTTCGATTCCAGCTCTCTTGAATTATATCCCTTTGTTCTTTTGATAGTGCTTGTTCCGTTTCTAATACCCCTCCAATCTGCGCCCCATTTCCATAGAAATTAGCT